GGTACAAGATGCACTGTATGATAATGACAATGACGCAAAATCTGCAGCACGAGCAATTGATTTGTATAAAGCTGACATGGGTATTGCTAAAAGCAAACCTGCTAAAGATAAAGATGCAGCTAAGTCGGTATCTACAAAGAACTCAAGAAGTAGACCACAAGATGATGAGTCTTCTACTTACTTGAAGGAATCACAAGTACAAAAGATGTCACCTCAACAGTATGAGAAGATGTCTGACGAGATCATGGAAGCTATCCGTAGTGGTAAGTTTATCTATGATGTATCTGGCTCCGCTAGATAATATATAAAAAAGTGTTGACAAATAGTTATTTTTACGTATAACTATAGTCAGAATAGTGTAACTGTATTGCGCAATATGGTTACACGACAATTCGCAAACAGCAAAGTCTTACGGATTACCTGAAGAACATGGCCCGTTGAATGGTAGGGCGGCCACCTTACTAGAATACGCACCCAAGTGAATCAGCCTCTGATTAGTCTTGTGAGTTTGTATCTGTGAAATGCTATAAAATTAGGAGAAAATATCATGGCTTTTACTACCGCAGCCGGGTATGGTAACCTTCCTAACGGCAATTTTAGCCCAGTAATTTACAGCAAACAGGTGCAGCTTGCGTTCCGCAAGTCAGCTGTTGCTGAAGCTATCTCAAATTCCGACTACTTCGGTGAGATTGCTAACATGGGCGATTCCGTGAAGATTATCAAGGAACCCGAAATCACAGTCAAGGCTTACGCCCGTGGTACAACCATCACGCCGCAAGACATTGACGATGAAGACTTCAACCTGACCATCGACAAAGCTAACTACTTTGCGTTCAAGGTTGATGACATTGAAGAGGCACACTCACACGTTAACTTCCAGTCACTGGCAAGTGATCGTGCTGCGTATCGCCTTGCTGACCAGTTTGACCAAGACGTTCTTGGCTACTTGTCAGGTTACAAGCAGTCTGCTCTACATGCAAATGCTGACACAGTAAATACAACCGTTAACGGTTCTGTTGCTGTAGCAACTGCGGGTACAGACGAACTGCTTGCCAGCATGAAGCTGGACGCAACTGACTTTGCTGGCACAGGTGTTGCTGGTCAGTCAATCTCAATCCTGCCACGTACAGGTGCAGGTGCCGTTCCAACTGGTAACGGTGAAGCAAACCCACTTCAGGTCATTGCTCGTATGTCACGTCTGCTAGACCAGCAGAATGTTGACACACAAGGCCGTTGGTTGGTTGTTGATCCTGTATTCATGGAAGTTCTGAAAGACGAAGATTCACGTCTGCTCCAAGCAGATTGGGGTGGGTCAGGTCTGCAGAACGGTTTGGCTCTTCCAAACCTGCATGGCTTCCGTGTTTACGTTTCGAACAACTTGCCATCAATCGGAACTGGTTCGGCTACAACTGGTGGCATGAACGCCTCTAACTTTGGCGTAATTGTTGCTGGTCATGATTCATCTGTTGCAACAGCAGAGCAAATCAACAAGACCGAAACCTACCGTGACCCTGACAGCTTTGCTGACATTGTTCGTGGTATGCATTTGTATGGTCGCAAGATTCTTCGTCCTGAAGGTCTTGTTAACGCCATCTACAACTTGGCTTAAGGGGGGATTTAGACATGGCTAACATTACCGCACTTCTTCATCCCGCTTCAGGGAACTCACAGCGTGGACGTAACCCGTACTACGTTGATGTGACCATTGACCTGACCACAAATAGCATTGCTCCCGGCGATACTATTCAGGCAATTACCGTACCTGCTAACACTCTGATTATGGGTGCTGGCTTCCAAGTTGTTGAGTCTGCTACCATGAATACTGGTACAGATGCTACTGCTGCTCTTGGCTTCACTGGTGGTGACGTTGATGAGTTTGCCGCAGCACTCGACATTGACGGTGCATCAGACGGAGATTACGCTCCACAGGTTGCAATTGATGGACTAGCACCATCTACAACTGCTGACACAATTGATTTTGTATTGGCTGGTAGTGGTGCATCATTTACGGCTGGTAAGCTACGTGCTTATGCCATTATGATGGACATCAGCGATCAAGGTGATACGACTGCTAACGAAGTAGATCGTGACACCCTTGCCTAAATAATGTGTTGGGGGCAGGGCAACTTGCCCCCTCACTTCTATGAGATTTAATAAAGGACGCACAAATCATGGCAATCACAACTGCAATGTGTAACAGCTTTAAGACAGAACTTCTTGGCGGTGTCCATGATTTGGATACAGACTCCTTGAAACTAGCTTTAATTAAAGCATCACCTGCTGGCACATATAATGCCAGCACAACTAATTATTCAGATGTCACAGGTAACTCTGATGAAGCATCTGGCACAAACTATTCTGCTGGCGGTCAGGTACTAGATGGCGCAACTATTTCGCTTGATGGTTCTACCGCTATTGTTGATTTTACAGATGAAGTATTCGCTGACGTTACTGTGTCTGCTGACGGTTGTATTATTTATAACGCAGGACAAAGTAATAAAGCAATTGCTGTTATTGACTTTGGTGGCACAGTAAGTGCTACTGCTGGTGACTTGACTATTGAATTTCCTACCGCTGATGCAAGTAACGCTGTAATTCGTATAGCGTAAGGAAATAAGCTGTGGCAGATACCGTACTAAACTCCGCTGTATATGGCGTAGGCGTTTACGGAACTGCAAAGTACGGACGCATTGAAGTTGTTGTTTACAATCTAGATGCGGCTACTGCAACAGGAAGTATTGGCAGTCTTACCGTAAACACTACTGCAGGTATTTCCGGTGTTAGCGCAACAGGCACAATTGCTCCTGTAGTTGCTGGTGGGTTTGAAATTGACATTAGCGAAGTTATTTCTGCTGGTGTTAGTGCAACAGGTGCAGTCAATACTGTACAAGTAAATGTAACAGAGATACTAGATAGCGCAAGTGCTACAGGTGCAATAGGCACACTAGCAATTAGCAACACTGTTACACTTACAGGTGTTCAAGCCACAGGTGCTGTAAACACTGTAGAAGATAAACCAACAGAGGTTTTAAATAGTGTAAGTGCTACTGGTACTGTAAATGTAGTACAAATAAATGTAGCAGAATTACTTGCAAGCGTAACTGCAACAGGTTCTATAGGAACATTAGAACATAGTAACACAGTAACGCTAATAGGCGTACAAGCTACAGGTACTGTCAATACACTTGAAGAAAAGCCTACTGAAGTATTAAACAGTGTAAGTGCTACAGGTGCTGTTGGGGATAACTTTACATTCTCTAATACACATGCACTAACAGGCATACAAGGCACAACAGCACTGGGAACAATTGTAAAAACTGCTGAAGTATTTAATTTCCAAGCTGTAGCAAATCAATACAGTCGTGCTAGAACAATTAAAATACCACGAGCAGCATAATGACTACAGCAGCAGAAAGAACAATAGATATACCGTTTGAAAGCAGGAAAGTGTATATTCCTCGTGGTACAACTTCAGATGACAGAACGGTACTGATTAAGTTTGAAAGCAGAACTGTTTATATAGAAAGACAATCTACATCTGCTGAACGTACTGTGATGATAACGGAGTTATACTAAATGTCGTATCGTTGGCCTATTAAAGATAAAGATGAAACACTTGACTACAGTGCTGATTGGTCACGTTTTCTTGATGCTGCAACAATTAGTTCTGTACAATGGTATGTGCAAACAGACAGCATTGGCAAGACACTCCTTGCATCTGGACAAGATTTAACAACCGCTTCTGGTGGTACAGTTACTGACAGTATTCAAAATGTTTCTCAATCAAATACATCAACAGTGGCTACAATTAATCTGGGTAGTGGTGTAAATAATAGAGAGTATACATTTACGTGTCGCATGACAGATAGCACAGGCAGTACTGCAGAGCGTACTATTAAGCTACGTATTAGAGAGAAGTAAAACATATGGCATATGATTTTCTTGGCCTAGTAAATGACATTAACAGACGCTTAAATGAAGTTGAACTCACGTCTAGTAATTTTGCAACTGCCGCAGGTTTTTATGGGCAAGCAAAAGATGCTGTCAATGCTTCTATACGATATATTAATCAGTCACAGTACGAATGGCCCTATAATCATGTAGAGCAAGAAGATACATTGTCAGTGGGCGTAGCACGTTATCCATTTCCTACGGATTGTAAAGTAATTGACTTTGACACCTTTAGAATTAAAGAGGATACTACACTAGGTAACAACACAGTTAAATTACCTATTTTATCTTACGAAGAATATCTTGACAAGTTTGTTGATCAAGAGTATAATAGTTCTTCAACAACTATAGGACAGGGTGTTCCTCAGTTTATATCTCAAGCACCATCTCTTGAATATATTGTAACTCCTGTACCAAATAATGCATATAAACTCATATATGAATATTATCGTATTCCTGTAGACTTGGCATTGTATGATGATGTGCCAGTTATTCCTGAAAGATTCAGACATATTATTGTAGACGGTGCAATGCACTATGCCTATCTTTTCCGTGGCAACACACAAGATGCTTTGGTTGCTAAAGAAAAGTTTGAAGAAGGTATTTCGCATATGAAGTCTATGCTAATCAATCGTTATAATTATGTACGTTCTTATCTAATTGTGCAAAACACTGGTGGGGGCGGTAGAACAGGCTATTCAAGGCTTCCGTTGTAATGGACAAATGGCAAACTTATCCTGTAGAATTTCGTGGTGGTTTAGTAACAAATTTAAGTCCTTTACAACAGGGCATAAATGCACCCGGTTCTGCTCGTATTCTTCGTAACTTTGAACCATCCATTGAGGGTGGTTACAGGCGCATTGAAGGCTATGATAAGTATGACCCAGCAATTATACCACCTTATGGTGAGCCTGTTGTACACGGAGATGGACAAAGCGGCACTGGCTTAATACTAGGCGCAATACACACTACACCAGTAGCAGGTGATGGATTATCACTAGACGGTGGTGAAGTAGACGGTGCAGCGCAGACAGGCACAAGCCTAAACGTAGACGGTTTAGATGTAGCACCATCAGCAAGTGACACATTTACTATTGCAGGTGACACAACAGTATACACAGTCAGCGCAGCAACGGCTCTTGTAGGTACGGCATCTACACTAACGATTACACCAGCTATTACTGTAGCACCCGCAGATAACGCAGTCCTTTCGTTTAGATATACTATAGCATCTGGTGGCGTATCTTTTGATGCTACAAATAACAGAGCAACACTTACGCTAGACCAGACAATGGTGGTTAATCCATCAAATGCAGACGTAGTTACATTTGTAAGCACTGTATCTGATTACAACGCAATTGGTGTAGCAAGCTGGGAAGACCAAGCAATTGTAGCTAAAAATGCAGACGTGTTTAAGACATCAGGCAGTGGCTTTACAAAGATAAATGTCTATGACTATGGCGCACCACTTGTAGATGGTGCAGCCCAAACAGGAACTAGCCTTGTTGTAGATGGCATTACAGGTATACCGCAAGCTGGTGATGTATTTAAAATTGCAGGCATT